TCATTGAGATAACTCCAAGTAACTTTACTGCCGAAATGTTGAAAACACCAGGCCACAATGTCATTGAACGGTGCCGCCCCGTTATACTGCCAGCGACAGCGATGTGGAGCAGTCATGACCACCTCAACGCAAACATCACTGCATCTTCGTCACATTCAAATTCAATGAACTTTTCACGAAGATATCCCGGACTGTGATAATAAGGATGCTGACAGTTTGATTTTAACCATTCATCCACTAGATAATCCTTATAGCTTCGCTGATACTGAGCTAATACATGATCCACAGTCTTTGCGTAGACCACACGATGTAGCTGGGGAACTTTTACGCCAGGAAAACCCTTCAAGGGCCGGTAAGTCACTGTCATGACCATTTTAACCCTAATAGCGTGTAAATTTTTTCATTGACATCAAACACATTCATGTTGATATGCCATTGTTCATCAATGTTTTGAAACCATTGCTGATTTTCTTGGTCCCAAAAACACTCTCGTATCCACGCACTGACTTCTTTACGGCAACTAACTGTGTACCATGGCTCATTGTCAACTATAGATTTCGCCATAACTAGGAAATTTGGTTGCTCTGCTACCCAGCCACCGGCAACTGGTTTTAAATTTACAGTGTTCATGACCACCTTAATATAAACATGCTAGCATCTTTTTCTGTTGAAAATATCCAGGTACGCCCTCGAGCGTGATAAGCATTTTTTAAATTTGCCCTGCACCATTCTTTAATTTCGTGTGCTAAAGACGCAGTCATTTTTGGCCAATCTAATTTGACTTCGACCCAATCTATTTCTTTTAACATTTCGCATAGAACTTCCCAATCTATTTCTTCTTGTAATTCTTTGGCTGTTGCATTAGCTATTTCTTTGATCAGTTTTATATCTCCAGTCATGACGACCACCTCAAGGCAAACCACATTCTTTGTTTTTCGTCTTTAATACGCCAAAGAGCAACCCCAAACGCGGTTTGAAGTATTACTTGTTGTGGATTCTGTTCTGCTATTATATTGTTAGCATTACACCATGTCTGAATTTCTTTGGTAAGTTTCCAAGGTAGCATGATATCGCGCTCATCACTGACCAATTGATAGGAATTTTTTTCTATAAAAACTTTTTGGTTCATTTGTCCCACCGCAGTAAAAACATGGTCAGTTCTTTTTTACTAGCAAATCTAAACATGTCATAGGCAGTTCTCTCACCACACTTGTGTTGGTCACACCACAATACCATTTCGTCAATTGTTTCTTGAATCCAATGATTATAGTCATTAACTTGGGCCCACCCCTCGTCTAAGAAGTGGACCCTTATGGTGTTTCTACGACTAGAGTGGTGTTCAATAGTGTAGATTGCGCTCATTAAGTCTTTGCCAATTCCTTGGCTCTTTCATAAATTGCCCAAACACCAAACGGTGGTTCTGCCTGTTCATTGCCTTTGATGATAAACACCGTGTCGCAATAATCTGCATCTCCCCACTCACCAAAAGGAAAACCGTCTGTAAACATGATAAACTTTTTAGGCTGAATATCATTAGCTTTCATATATTCCCAGTTAGCCATAAAGTCAGTACCACCGCCGCCTTGAGGTTCATAGGTCAGAATGTCGTCTAGTGTGTCGCTGGAAAAAGTTTGATGATTATAAACTTCAGTATCGAAACTCCACACTTGTATTTTGTACTCATCATAGGATTCCATGATGCCTTTAATTTCTGCCATAAAAGCCTTGATGTCTGCTTCACCAATCGAACCAGATGTGTCAATGGCAATACAAACATCAATCTGTTCTCCTGGAATCATGCCAGGCATTACAGCATCCAAATGCCAACTGCGGCGACTGGGGCGCATCCAAGTAAAGTCACTTTTAACAGTGCTTTGAATTTGTTGCTCCAACAAGTCACGCCAGTTAACTACAGGCTGGGTCAAATCTTTAATAAGTCGTTTGACTCCTGACGGCAAGTTTCCCGCCCCAGTGGCCTGCGCTGCCTGCAACAAAGCTTCACGAATTTCATCTTTAATCTGTTGGCGTTCTTCCTTGCTCAGTCGAGGACGACCTTTACCATCTTTTTCTTCACCATCATCGTCACCGTTAGCACCCTCACCCTCACCATCTAAGTGCTCATCCAGCAATTGATCCAGCAGGTTGCTGATATCAATTTTTTCTGCTTGGTCATAAAGGTCATCGTAAACTTCTTCAGCACTCCACCCTTTGTATTTTGCATCGTAAAGGCAAGGAGTAATCTTATCGCCGATTCGTTGCTCAATCAAGTCACTGTTCACACAGAAGTCTGCGGCGCAATTAAACAATCTACGGTCACGGTCGCCGTTACGACCCATGTGATCATAGACATTATGCAAAACTTCGTGCCCAAACAAAAACTCCAACTCTTTGGGTTTGAGTTTGTTTACAAAATCAGTATTGTAATAGAATTTGCGACCATCGGTGGCTGCGGTACTGCACCATGCATCTGCGTTAACCAATTGCAGTCGAGTAGCAAGATTACCAAAGAAAGGCGCCTTAAGCAAAAGTCCGATTCGAGCAGTGGTTAGTTTTTCACGCACTGCACGATCCAAAGCAGGATCAACCGTGTCCGTTAATCTGCCGCCAATGCCTTTTTGTTTAGAGTCCGAACTTGACATTTATACTCCTTGTTAATGTATATATTATAGCAGATTTATGAATATTTGTCATTAATACTCAAGTACTACATCCATTTAAGTTTGAATAATGCCAGGTCTTGATCGGACTTTAGCAGTAAATACAGGCGTTTCCAAGTCACGCTGTCATAATGATGCCAGACCCAATGTGGATTTCTTTCGAATTCGGTATTACTGAGAAACATATCCAAAGGCACACTCATACCCCATGTTTCAGTTGCCCATTTTAGCCACTTGGCCAATTGGGGAGTAGAACTTTCCATAGAATCTTCTAATCCAACTCTATATTTAAAGGCTTTACGACCTTTGAATCTCCAATCAAGTTCTACAATTTTGATGCTCAAAATTCGCTCCTATACAGTTGGGGACTTACGGGAGAAAGGAGTAAGACCCTGCCCCTAAAACTTACTTGGTGTTAGCAGCCACAATGTATTTGCCAAATCGTTTGTGGAACTCATCAAAATGCTTGAGCTTGCCAGGAACAAACGGCAGATTGTAAGTGGTCAGTGCAACACGAGCACCCATAACGGTAAGTTCTGTGGTAAAATTATCCATCATGTAACGGAAGAAATAGTCAGCCATGGTGTGAAATTTTTCATCAGGCTTGCCGCTGACTTTCTGAATATAGTCTTGAAGTTCATAGCACAGGCTCACTGTCAAACTGTACATGGCCGAAATTTCTTTAACTTTAAGGTCAGTGACTTTGCCATTCAGAATATCTTCAGGCTTAGGCAGTTGGCCTGCAACCTTGCGGTGTGCCATGAACTTGACCGCAACACCTTCGCCCACAGCACCCGAAATCAAATCAGTTAGCTCGCTGTCGGTACAGTCATCGTCCTCCAAGAGTTCACTGACAAAAGTCCAAGAACGGGGAGTTGGAAATGACCGGCTTGAGCTTCGGGGGTCAAAGTCAAACAGATCCTGTTTGGCAAAGCCAATGTAACCAACCACATCAGAGTTGATTTTGTTAAGGGTAGCCCATTGTTCCCAAGCTTCGTGGTCTACTCGCATTTCCAAGTGGACAAAACGATTAGCCAGCGGAGCAGGCATACGATAAGTAACACCTTTGTCGCTTTCGCGGTTACCAGCGGCAATCACTACTACATTGTCAGGCAAAACATATTTGCCAATCCTGCGATTCAAAACCAGCTGATAGGCCGCGGCCTGAATGCTGGGAGCCGCACTGTTCATTTCGTCCAAGAACAGACAAATAAGAGGATATTGGTCTGCCAGTTCTTGGCTGGGCAAATCAATGGGCGGCGCCCAATCCATAAGGCCTTTGTCTTTATTGTAATAAGGAATACCACGCAGGTCGGTGGGTTCCATCTGTGCAAGACGAAGGTCAATCATTAGACCACCCATGTCTTTGGCAATTCCAGCAACCAATTCAGATTTGCCAATACCGGGCGGCCCCCACAAGAACAAGGGTCGTTGTTTCTTAAAACACTTAATAATAGCACGACGAGCTGTCAGTGCAGTTACAGTGCGATGTTCAGTGATTGATGAGTCCTTAGACATGTTTTCTCCTTTGCTAAAACTATATTATACCTGATTAGTGAATTATTGTCTGTTGCTATTATGCCGCAGTCAACATGTTAGCAGGCACTCGCCATTGCATACCAAAAGCGCCTGGAATTTTTTCACGCACAATTACAAACTTGCGGTTTACTTTTTCAACAGTACCAAGAACAACTTGCCCGGAACGGCTACTAGTAAACTTGACCTGAGTACCTTTGACCAAGGAAAACTTGTTTTTGGTTGCCAATTGATTTCGAGCAAATTTGATTGCCATTACAATAGAATCCAACTGATCATTGGTGAAAACACCGCTGATAATGGTTGCGTTAATTTCCTGGATTGAAGCCATTTGCAACTCCTGTTTTGTTACTGTAAGCCATTATTATAGCAAAATTGGGAATTTTGAGCAAGTACTACCTAAGTATTACTTTTCAAGGGCGTAGGGTTTGTTCCATTTGCCAATGTTAACATCTACATACCAACCCACATCAAAGTAATCAGTCATAATATCCGAATTATCGTGATTGCCTTGATTCATGGCAGGGATAACTTCTGACAAAAACTTTAGGGCCTGGCCACTGTAATGGTTTTTGTAATGGTATACATTGACATTATCGTAACCAGACTGATTGGACTGAAAACCTCGAGATACTTGATAATGGTCGTTGCCACAGACTTTATTAGAATTGCCAATAAAATCAATTTTGCCAGACTTGATGTTCAGACAAAGAGTGCTGTGATTGCGAACAGCCAGGCTGGCTTTGATCCCGTATTTTTTGCAAATTGCTTTAATTTTTGGTGCCAGTTTAGCTTTAAGCTCTTGACTAACAAAGGCCATTTTCGACTCCTGTTTTGTTACTGTATGCCATTATTATAGCAAATTCAGGAATTTTGGTCAACCAAAAAAAATGTATACTTAGGTATTACTTTCTAAATTGTCCAAGTAAGAAGCAAGATCCCCGCCCATTAACTGTAACCAGCTGGCATCTTGTTCATCTAGCAAAATAAATTTAGCAGTACGGCTCCAATAGTAATATGGACCTGGGAACAATCTTTCTAATTGAAGTAAATTTTTATTTGTCAAAGGTTTAGGCAGCTCAAAGGAAAAAACTTTTAATTTTAATTCTTTGATTACAAACTGATAACCAGTCATGCTAAGTCTTATGCTTAAATCATCAGTGTGGTTATGCCAAATAAATTTTAAATCAGCTGTGGAGCGACCAAGTTGCAGTGCAAATATTTTGGTCAGCTGACTTTGTGTGTATCTTTTAGGGGAAGATTTGATCACCGCTTTTTAACAACACCACAGTGAACTTGTCGGTTTTGAACAAACTGTTTAGTTTTTTGCAAAGATTAATTGCATGACCCGGATTTGAGAAACTGGTCTTCTTATACTTGGGCCCCGGGTAGTTGACCAGCATGTTATGGCTTTTTAAATTAATGGGTTGATTGTCATAGAATACTGCCCAAATACCCTCGCTGCTGAGAATCTGTTCTGTTTTATAAGTTTGCTTATCGACATAATCGATTAGAACTGTGGGCTTAGGTCTACTCATGATATTTGATCTTACAGTATATTTATGTCTTAATATACGCAGTTAAAAACTACCGCCGTCCATGGCAACAGTAACATCAGTGCCTGTGTTGCCTGCTGACAATTTTCGTGTCATAATTGCACATAAATTCAATATTTCAAACATTTCTGCTTGTATATCGCGGGCTTCTTGAGCCGAAAGGATCAGTTGTTTACTGTTGCTCTGATTCATGACTTTAACTTTGTCATTAAAGTTTTTTAGATGTAAACTTAGATTATTTTCCATTTGCTGCCTTGAGTGCTTCCTGCATTTGTTCTTTGCTCATAAATGGGCCTTGAAAGGGATATCTATTCAGTGTAATTAATTTTGGGCAAAAGCTTTTTACCCAACCGTTATTAAATTTAATTATGTAATGACCGGCACAGTAATAACTTTTACTCTTACTGGTTTTTGTGTATACACCAAATTGGTGCTTTACATCCCACAATATATTCCAAGGTCGATTGGTTACTGGATATCCGTATACTGTATGATCTTGTGCGGGTTTATTTTTTGTTTTAACATCTTTGTCAAAAGTAATGTTGTGTTCTTTTGACAGTAGTTTAATAGTGCTAAATCTTTTTCTAGATGTTGTGTCTACATAGACAAATCCGCCGTTTTCTATGGCTTGAATAGTAGCAACTTGATTGCCATGATCTTCGACTACCCAAAATTTATTTTTTAGAATTGGTTTAGCTATTAGTTCCGTCATTGTTTTCTTGATCCTTGTTATATTGTTCAGTGAGCCACTCTTGATATTTTGCATAGTACTCGTCTGCACTATACATGGGCATTCTTTGATACCATTGCATGTATTCTTCACAGTGTTGTAACCACATTTCATACAGCCATTGTTGAAATTGCATCATATTATAATCCTTAACTTAATCAGATTCGCTGCAATTGCCAAAGCTTAATTTTTCAAACATTAGTTCACGGTCGTAGATGTGTGCGACAGGTTTTAACCATCCGTTATTCATACATTCAGAAATAATCATCCTGTATTCTTTAGGACATTGTTGACTAATTTCAAAGCCGGCCCGGGGTGTCATTATAAACCCGTTGGTCAACATCCAGTCATCATCTTTTTGTCTAACGGTACGAATACAATTTACAAATTTTTCGTTTTTAATGTACATTGAATTTTTGTTTAATTTGATCGGCAATGCGCTCTTTAACACCGCGAGCAAATTCTTGTTGAAAAGTAGTATAGACCATGTCTTGCAATTGTGCATTTTCTACAAGGTCTATACAGTATTTAACAATTTGCTGAGCAAATTTTTCTTGCAGTTCAGGATTAATGCTAGGGTAATGACTACCCCCTGCCTGCAACTGAAATTCTTTAAGTAGTTCTTTATTCATGATGTTGGATAACTCGCTGACAAAAATTCTGCAAAACTTGTGTTATTATCACTGAGTTTTACAAGGTCGTAACGGCCGCAAAATTTTAAAAATTGTGCGCCAATCATTGGTTTATTTTTAACAATAGAATTTTGTTGAATAGTTTCTATAATTTTTAATTTAATATCATCGGGTTGTGCAGTTAAATCAACCAGCACTCGATTGCGATTGTAATCATCCAATACCTTATGTTCCATATCGTTATGATCAGTCCACCGCTGTAACATTAGATTATTCCAAGCAAATCCTCGATTATTTCTATCGTTGTACGCTTCCAAAAGTTTAGTTTTTCGCACACCAGGAAATGCACTGAACACATTGTCTGTGGGATCACCACGAATACATTTCTCAAATAAAATCCAAGCCGGATCAGGAATAATTTTTGGCAACTTAGTTTTCTTGTCGATTACTGGCTTGCCTTTTTTATCAAAAATTCCTTGAATGGTATGTAACTCATCAGCTATACCATTGTACTGATTGACATTTTCTGCCAGCAGTTGATGAAAGTCCGTGTCTGAACTTACAATAGTATGGTTATCTTCAGGGTGTGCTTGAATCCATCCTGCCACCAAGTCATCTGCTTCCAATTCTTCGTGCCTGAGAACAGTACAATTTGTTCTGTCTTGTAAGAAACTTTTAAGTGCATCAAAAGTTTCCCAAAACAGTCGATCTTCTTCTTGTTCGGTTTCGGTTTGTGCGGCTCTAGCAACTGCACGATTTTTCTTGTACGGCTCATAAAAATCTTTGCGCCAACTGCGGCCTTCTAAACAGAATACTACATGGTCTGCTTTTTGATCCCGCCATGCTTTATTAACACTGCTCAGTGTAACATGAATAGCAAAACCTAAACGGTCCCAAGTATCGGCCTGTCGATGTGCTGCATGTCTGGCACGAAAGAAAGTGTTTGCTGTGTCAACTATAAGATATCGCATAGAATAATAGTAGCATATTATTCATTTGTAGTCAATATAGTTTTAACTTTTGGTAAAATGAAATCAGCCCATGCTTTGTGTGCATCAGCGCCATAATGATAAAATTTTGGATTAACTGGTTTATATCCTGTTTTGTCTAACCAATAGTAGTAGGTGAAATTTTGATTATATGGGTCGATATAATTATTACCCCAATTGTATTGAATTTTATTTTGCCTTACTGTATAAAAGAAATGACTAAAGCAGTTAAAAAATAGATGTGGAATGTGTTTAATCGAATTATGAAAATTCCAAATGTCATCATGAGCTGTAAATTCTTTGTGCCATTGTTGTTCGGGCATACTTTGTTCAATTACCCATTGCTTGTAACGATCTTGTAATGCTGGATGTACTTTGTCGTGCCCGCTGGCAGTAATATTATAAGATTGATTATCCCAGTACCATGTTTCTCTTTCCCAAGTACTCCAACCAATTATTAAAAAGTCTGGAGTATTAGATTTAAGATATTCCTGTGTTCTTTGAATAATACTGTTGTTACTGCAACCTGGCACTGCGTCACAAACATAATCGTAGCCTAGTGCTTGGGCTATATGTTTACCGTAAGCATAATTTGGACCTCCTGCTTCATGACCCGAGCTATGGCTATCACCGTTTACATATAAAGTTTTCACTGCAAATAAAAAAAGAATTTTTTAACTAACTTCAGTGCGGCCACCACCCAAGTTGGTTTTCTTTATACCACTGGTTGGTCTAGGATTATTTGCTTCGTACTGCTCAAAAGTTTCTAAAACAACATTACGACACACATCTTGAAACCATCGATCAACAATGTCTGCATCTGTTTTGCCTTGATAACCTGCTCTGAGCAGTTTTGTAATGAATTGTTCATTCCAATCTAATTCAAAAGCACCCTGACCAACATTTTCTGGATCTAGGTCAATACTTAAAATATTTACATAAGGCTCGCCTCGTTTAGTAGCTTCAGCCTTGGGATCTTTTGCTTTTACTGTTAGTTTACCTGTTGTTTTTTTCGCAGGTGTTTTTGCTGTTGCCATTTAAAAACCTTTCTTTAACTGCCATATTATAAATTCAGTTCGATCAACCCATCTACTATCATATACTGGCTCACCAGGTCCAGTGATCATTTTTACCCCGTAATATGACCAACATCCCCATATAAGTTTGTTAGACAAGAAACAACGCTTTGGTGTCCAAGAAAACTTTAATTTCCAATTATCAATTTGATTTAATGTCCAATCTTTAAGTCTGGTAGGCTCATACATATACATTACTTACCCCAACCATTACCCCAAAGATCAACATGTAGTCGCGGGCTATAGTTATAACCTCTAGCCAATGCCCAATCTGCCACTTTTACTCGATTTTGTGCATAGGGAGTTAGTACACCGCCTTGTGGCATAACATAAACTATGCCATTGAATCCTGCTGTTCTATATTCGGCGACTGCTTGATCTACTTCTGTAAAATGTTGTTCACTGTCAATCACAAACTTAAGATAAACAGTACCATGATTTTGATATTCAGCGACTATATCTGGACAAATAGCGTCAGACCATGATTCACCTGAAGCACTTAATTTTGGACTTACACTAAATGTAATTTCTCTGCCTAACTTATTCCAGTCGTCGAGATAATCGGCAAATCTTGGTTGTAATTTTTGTGTACCGTTTGTTTCAAATGTAAGATTTTCTAAATCTTGCATGTTTGGACTATTTAGTAATTCTTCATAGACCCGCTGCCAACCCAGTAAAGGTTCACCGCCTGTGATTACCAAATGCACATCGTTGCCATTATTTTGTACCCAATGATTGTTTGGTGTAAGACTTAACAGCTTGTTAACTAAGGTATCTGTGTCGTAAGTTGGGCTTAAATCTTTAAATGCTGGATGCCACGATGCATAACTGTCACAGCCAGTATTGACCAATGGCAGTTCTTCAAATGTTTTATATAAATGAACATTTTTAGCCACTTCGTCAGCTTCGGTGCTTTTCTCTCCAGGTCGACAACCAAAACCACTACAAGTAAAGTTACAACCGAAAGTACGAAGGAACACACTGGGTACACCCACAAAACGACCTTCGCCTTGTGCCGAATAAAAAATTTCGCTAACTTTAAGTTTCATATAAATTTGACCATAATCTTAGTTTATCTTTTTTTGCTTGTTTTGCAATATTAAGACCATCATGGGTTATTATACTTTCTTCTATTAGAATGTCAACCAATGCTAAAACATCACCTAGTTCATTTTCCAACATTTTTTTATGTGCCAAACCAGATTTGTAGTGTTTATTTTCTATACCAAATCTACGACATTTGCTGACTTCGACAATTACTTCGGCACATTCTTCTTGCAATATACCTAATGCTTCTTCTACTCGTTTATTCATTTTAAAAACACATCATTAATTTGTCTGTTTACTTTTACAAAAGTTGTGCATTTGGGTAACTGTTTCAATGTTTCGGCTCCAACATATGTGCAAGTGCTTCTAATACCACCCAATAAGTCTAATACAGTATCGTGAACATCCCCTTTGTAGGCAATTTCAACAGTTCTACCTTCGCTGCTTCGATATTCTGCAACACCTCCGTGGTGTTTGTCCATGGCTGTGTCTGAACTCATACCGTAAAAAGTTACTTTACCATCATTAACTTTTCCACCACCTTGATCGTGTCCAGCTAACATACCACCCAACATGACAAAATCCGCGCCTGCACCAAATGCCTTAGCCACATCGCCTGGACAAGTGCAACCACCATCAGCAATAATATGGGCATTGAGGCCATGTGCCGCATCAGCGCACTCAATGATCGCACTAAGTTGCGGGTAGCCAACCCCAGTTTGTATCCTAGTTGTACATACCGATCCCGGTCCGATTCCGACTTTGACAATGTCTGCTCCTCGTAAAATTAATTCCTGTGTCATATCTGCTGTTACAACATTACCGGCAATAATTGTTTTATCGGGAAATGCTTCTCGAACATCTGATACATAATCAGCAAATCTTTCTTGATATCCGTTAGCAACATCTATACAGATAAATTGAATTTCAGGATATGAATTAATAATGAGACTAAGTCGTCTAAAATCATTTTCACTGGTACCTGTGCTTACTGCGAAATAGTTACCACCAAAATAGCCAACTAAATTAAATAGATCATCTTCTGCGTATGTTTTAACAAGGCAAGTAAACATTTTATGTTTCTGTAGTGCCTTGGCCATATCAATAGTGCCTACCCCATCCATGTTACTGGCCATGACTGGAATGCCTGTCCATTCATGTCTACTATGTTTAAATTTATAAACTTTGGTTAAATCAACCTGTCGACGGCTGTGTAAAGTGCTGCGTTTTGGCCGTATTAAAACATCTCGAAAATCAAGTTTGACTTCGTCTTCAATTCTCATTGTAAACTTTCATATAGAAATTCACGGAGTCTATGCTCCGTGAATATTTTGATAACAATTACTGTGCTGAGTTATTTGAAATCTTTTTCTGCAAATGATTAAGTAACACACCATAAGCAGGAAGAATAACTAACAAACTTACAAGAATTTTACTGATGCTGTTGTTGGTAGCAACAATGTGCCAGTTAGCTGCCATGAACTCGTTGGCGCCATAGGCAAATGCGGTGAAAAAGAATACATATGTATCTAAGAAAGTACTGACCACCGCACTCAGTGTTGGTGCAATATACCATGATTGATATTTTTCGCGGAAATATTGAAACACATAAACATCCAGTAAGTTGCTTAGAAAATAAGCAATACCTGAACCTAGGCCGATTCTAAATGCCACGCTAGATGGTGCACCACCTGCTAGCACTACAAGAATACTAACAATAATGGCAGGAATAAATGCCAAGCTAATTACAGCTCTTCCTGTTTCTTTACCCACCAATCTCACAGTTAAATCTGTTAATACAACTACCAGCGGAAATGTAAATGCCGCTGCGGCCAATGGATAGCCAAAGACATTCATTTTAAATTGCACTAGATAATTGCTTACTGCAATAATTACAATGTGCGCCAACATTAACTTGTAAGCTAATGTACGGTCTACACCTGCTAAGAGTTTGTTAAACATTTTTCCTCCTTAATGGTTATGTTTATTGTCAAACACATATAAAACATAATATGTTGACGCTTTACTCAAGTTGCCCCACGGTTATACACCGCTTTATCAGAACAACATCGTAATCTTGCACAGTAAATATCATTGATTTTTTCCCTAGCAACTTCTTTGTTGTCCCTACTCAGATCTGTTTGTAATTATTCAAACAAATCTTCGTTCCATTCGCGATGGCCTTCTCTATAGGCCATGTTGCTTTGTGTTTCTCGAACTTCAACACGATAACACCATAATCTATTAGCTTCGCCTTGACCTAGTAAATCTGGAATATATACGCCATTAACATATTTGTACAACATGTCGGCTAGTCCTTCGCAACCCAGTCGTGGCAGAATTGTAAGTTTAGCCATCTTTTTCTGTTCAAGTATTTTGTAAGTTTCAATTTCTGGATCATCAGCACTGACCAAAAGCGTATGATCAAATTGATCTTCAAGTACTTTTTTTAATTCTTTTAGGCCGCCGTAGTCCATAGCCCAATTACGAACATCTAATTCGTTTGTTCCAAAGTAAAATTTCATACTAAAACTGTAACCATGAATTAAATTGCAATGACTATCGGCTCGCCATTGCCTGTAAGCACAAGGAAATGCATCGTGGTATTCCTTAGTACTAACATATTTGTAGTGTATTGGTTGTAGATTTGCCATCTCTAGTCTCCTTTGTTTAAAGTAGCAAGTTTGATGACACGCAGAATATTTAAAGAGGGATGAGCGTCAAGACCTCTTAAACAAATATTTATCATGTCTGTAGTACAGAACATTTTATATAACTATTGCATCCACCATTCTTCCCAGGGAAATACAATCCACTCTGGGTTTTCGGCTTTGTTAATTTCTTTAGAAACAAAATCCATTTTTGCACGACACAAGCTGGCAAGATTGTCAACAAGCACTGCAAATTTAACATTATGATTCCAAATATTATCCCAAGCAGGATCATTGGGTTTACAACTTTGTTGCCAGTCTTGCATAATCCAATTAAATGTTTGTCCCGAATCGTTAATGTCGTCTACTAACAAAATATTTTTTCTAAAATTACCTGTTCTGGAATCACCAAAAGCATCTTCAGCCATCCACAAATTGCTTTCAGATGACAGCTGGCTGTCCCTTAGTTGAACACTGAGAGTATGCATAGGAATTTCTAAGTAGTGACTTAACAATAAAGCAGGGTATAAGCCCCCACGAGTAATACCCACGATGTAGTCAGGTTTCCAAGCACTGGCAGCAAGTTTACGACCAATTTGGCTTACTAAACCTATGTATTCCCTATGTTTGATATAAGTCTTTTTTGTCATTTATGGCTTTCGGCTGCTCGTTGTGTTAAGTATTGTTCGTGCTGTACCCATCCAGTTCGTGTTGTAAAACCCCATTCTCTTTGTTGTGGGCCTGGCATAAACAATGTCCAACATTCAACATCTGGATCTAGTTCAATTCTGTGCAGGCTTTTTGCAGTACAAAAACGAAAATGACCTGGAGCTCGCCATTTAGCAATTTCTCCTATTTTCTGACCTAGACTGTTAAACTGAGGGACCCACTCCCAATATCCACCTTTTAGAATTAGTGTCGCGTAAGGCCAAGGATGATCATGTAAGTCGTCGGGGTCACTTTTTAAAAATTTATGTAAAAACACATTAAATGGAAAATACTTGCGATCTTTTAAAAAAACATAATATCTTTCTAAATAAGGTTCGTTGTTGACCCTGTCCATTACAATACGCTTCCGACCTAATCTTTCTAAAAGTTTTAATAACATATCGATTCCTGATAATTGATAGAAAGTCAATGACGCAACAGTTCCATGGAAACAATCTGACCTACTCGTTCTGCAACATCTTCGCCTTCAGGAATAATATAGGTAGTATAATTTTCTGTGTCTATTTTTCTATTGTATTTTCGCATTTGAACAATAACACCTCCATGAGCAGGCATTACTTTGAACGACAGTCCTTCTATTTCAACAGAATCAGAGGCTCTGATAGTAGGTATGGGCCCGTCGTGATCTCGAATTCGATTTGAACGAATACCTGCTTGCTGAGCATGTTCCCAATCTTCTCGAACCCAACTAGTAATCATTTTCTTGAACCAGTTCATTTTTCTTTTTTTTGGTTGAACTGCTACCTTTGCTTCTTCTGCGTATACCAAACCTGTTTCCATTATATAATTCCTTATCTTGGAGCGAATTCCTGTTGTAGTTTAATATTATCAAAAAATTCTTTCTTAGCACCAGGATCTTCTTTAAAAGAACCTTTTAGTACTGTTGTCTGTGTTAAACTGCTGTGTGCCATAATACCGCGATTCTCACAGCATCCGTGTACTGCCTGTATGTAAACACCTAAGTTTTTGGCTCCCGTAGCTGCTTCGATTTCCCTAGCAATGTCATTAGCAAGTTCCTCCTGGAGAGTACCGCGTCGGGCGCACCACTGTGCAATGCGTGTATATTTTGAAAGGCCAATGAGTTTTTCAGCAGCAATAATACCAATATAAGCAACGCCAGTAACGGGTTGGTGATGATGGCTACACATACTGCGAAGCTCACTGCGAACAACCAGCATA